AGATTGCTGGTGGTGCTGGTATTGCCAAAGAGTATGTAAATCGTGCTGGTACGGCTGCTGACATAGCGAAACTGTTTCCGGGTTACAAGCCTCAGACTAAGGTCACGATTCCAACAGGATATAACTTTGCTCCTAAGCAAGCTCCTACGGGGGAAATTATTCCCGGCGGGTTGCAGACTCAGGATATGAATCTAGGTCAGGTGCTAGGCGCGATTAAACCTGCTGATGTTTTAGGCATTAGTGGTGCTGAGAGGGCTTATTCAGACATTGGTGCTGGCAAGGCTCCACAGCCTCTAGACGTGCTAGATGTTGCTGGATTGGGTGCTACTGGCTTGGTGGGTGGCAAAGCTGCTCTCAAAACTATGAAGGGTATGCCTGTTGGTTTATCGATACAGGAAGCCAAGGGATTACTGACAGAGGCTCCTAGAAGCCCGTTAGGGTTTTATTCTGCGTTAGAGGAGAGTGCATTAAATCTCCAGAGAAACAAGGGATCGGGTCAGGCTTTCCTGAATGATTTGCAGAAGGCTCCTAACGTCAAGGCTGACGAGATTAAGTGGACTGGTCTGGATGAGTTCCTAAAGACTAAGCCTAATGTTACCAAGCAGGAAGTACAGGATTATCTATCTAATAATAGAGTTGAGGTTCAGGAGGTAAGGTCAACGGTTCCAAGGATTCCGGGTGAGGAGATGCCGGGAGATAAAGGGGCTTTCCTGCCTAAGTTCGGTTCGTACACACTACCCGGAGGAGAGAATTACCGGGAGATTCTGTTGACGATGCCAAATATGCCAAATGACTATACTCGTTTGGCAACTCAAGTTAATAATCGTATTGACCAGCTTGCGAATGAAGGTATCAACTTGGCTGATTTGCCGATGACTGATCCGCGAAGGGCTGAAATTGAAGGGTTAATCGAGAAACGAAATGCCGCAGATGTGCCATTAAATTATGTGTCTACTCACTTCCCAAACCAGCCAAATATCCTAGCCCATCTACGAGTCAATGACAGAGTAGACGCTGATGGTAAGAAGATGTTGCTAATTGAGGAAGTGCAGAGCGACTGGCATCAGGCTGGCAGGGAAAAGGGGTATCGTGCTTTGCCAGAAGGCGCAAAAATCATTGAACAAGATGGATGGTATGAGGTTCAAAGAAAAGATGGCAGGTTATTGGGTAATGGTGGAAATACTGCTGAAGAAGCTAGGGCAAGCGCGATTGATTTTCTTAGTGGAGATCGTGTTCCAGACGCACCATTTAAGGATAGCTGGTATCAACTAGCCCTAAAGAGAGCAGTTCAGTACGCAGCAGAAAACGGTTATGATCGTATCGGATTGACAACAGGTAGTCAGCAAGCTGCTAGGTTTGATCTGAGTAAGCAGTTAAGCCGAGTATCGTATCAAGATGGTGTATTGCATGGTTACGATAAGTCTGGCGCGTTGGTGATGAATAAGTCTGTAACTCCAGACGAGTTGCCAAATTATGTAGGTAAGGAATTAGGCTCGAAGATGGCTGAAAATGCCGTGAAAGACGCTGAAATCCGTAATAAGATTAGTGTTGCTCGTTATGAAAGAAAGCCTGAGAGCGAAATAGATGCGCTAAGAAGCCAACTGAATGACGTAAAGACCGACTATGCAGGGCTTGATCTTCAGGTTGGCGGCGAAGGAATGAAGAAATATTATGACGAGATATACCCTAAGTTCTTAGATAAGTACGGTAAGAAGTGGAACGCTAGGGTAGGTGAGACTAAGATAAGAACGCACTCAGATAAGCAGGTACAAGAAGATTTAGACTTGCTGGAGCAATTAGGCGAAGATAGAAGTAAGTTCAGCGATAGTGGAATGGCAAGAATACGTTACCTAGACGTAACACCAGAGATGAGGTCTAGTGTTTCTAAAGGACAACCACTATTCCAAGCATTGCCAGCAATTCCAGCAACAGGATTACTAGCAACACAAGACGAAAACAGGTAAGCAAGACACCGGAAGGTATTGCAATTATGGAAACAGAAGAAAATAAAATAGCCGAAGAAAAAGAAAATGGATTCGGTAAGGGTAGACCTAAAGGAGCAGTAAACAAGTCTACTAAGGTCGTAAGAGAGGCTATTGCAGAGCTATTGAGCCGTAATAGTCAGTACATGGACAGATGGCTACAGAGGGTCGCAGAGGGCGATGAAGTCTTAGGCATGAAGCCTGATCCTTACAAGGCATTAGACATTATGCTGAAGATGAGTGAGTACCATATCCCTAAGCTGGCTAGGACAGAGGTAACGGGCAAGGATGGGGAAGCTCAAGAGATGGTTATCAAATGGGGAGGAAAGAAATGAGTTACAAGCCGACTAACTGCCCTATGTGCAGCGCATTTCTGGTCAATAGCAAGTGTCTGAACTGCGGGTATCAAAAGACTGCATGACAGAGATCGTCATTGACTACGAGCCAAGGTCTCAACAGCTAGAGATACATGATGCCATTGAGCAGCATCGTTTTACTGTGGTGGTTGCCCATCGTCGTATGGGAAAGACTGTTAGCGCAATCAATCACCTTATCAAGTCCGCTATCGAGTGCGACAAGCCAGACCCACGATTTGCCTACATTGCGCCTACCTATGGACAAGCCAAACGAGTAGCGTGGGATTACCTTCAGAAGTACACCAGACCACTAGGAGCTACCTACAATGTCTCTGAGCTTCGTGCTGATTTCTTTGGGCGTAGGGTTAGTCTTTACGGGTCTGACAATCCTGACAGCTTGCGTGGTCAGTATTTCGATGGCGTGGTTATCGACGAAGTTGGCGATCAGAATCCGAGAATATGGAACGAGATCGTCAGACCTGCTCTTGCCGATAGGCTTGGGTGGGCTTGCTTCATTGGCACTCCTCGCGGGAATAACCATTTCTCCACTCTAGCCGACAGAGCTAAGACTGAGGAAGGTTGGAAGTTCCTAGAGTTCAAGGCTAGCCAGACCGGAGTATTGCTAGACTCAGAGCTAAAGGCTGCCTATCGAGAGATGGGTGAGGACAGGTATAACCAAGAGTTCGAGTGTTCCTTTAACGCAGCGGTTGAGGGGTCTTACTATGGCAAGCTCATTAACGATCTTGAGAGCAATGGTCGTGTTAGCGACTTTCCTACTGACGGTCTGTGCCGTAGCTTCGCTGCTTGGGATTTGGGAATGGGCGATTCGACTGCGATATGGATTGCTCAGTTGGCAGGGAAGGAAGTCCGACTTATCGACTGCGTAGAGAATCACGGGGTAGGTCTAGACTGGTATGTCGGCTGGTTGAAGGATAACGACTATGGGAAGTTTGACCAAATCCTGCCCCATGACGTACAAGTTAGAGAACTCGGAACAGGCAAGAGCCGTAAGGAAGTGCTGGAGGAAGCTGGACTTAGCATCACAGTCGCTCCGAGACTTAGCGTTGCCGACGGGATACAGGCTGTGCGACGTATGTTGCCGAGATGCTGGTTCAATCCGAGAACAAAGAACGGACTAGATGCGCTACGGAACTACCGTCGAGAGCATGATGAGCGTAGACAGATATTCTATGAGAAGCCTTTGCATGACTGGTCTAGCCATTACTCAGACGCTTTTAGATACCTAGCGATTGGTCTTGACGAGACAGATACTTCATGGCAGACATCGTTGCCAATTTCGACTAAATGGATTGTATAATGAGCAAAACTTAGGGGTTTGCTATGAAGATGGACGAAGGGCAGATCAAGAGTATTCTTGAGAATGAAATCGACAATGCGATTGGCTATGTCGATACCGAGACTACCGACCAACGTGCTAAGGCACTAGAGTATTACCTGCGTTATCCCTATGGCAACGAGGTAGAAGGTCGTAGCCAGATTGTTACCGGCGAGGTAGCAGAAGCTATTGACGGAGCGTTACCGCAACTTATCCGAGTCTTTACGACTACCGAGGATATTGTATCTTTTGAGCCTCAGACTCCAGACGATGAGGAGTCATCACGACAGGCTACAGACTACTGTAATTGGGTCTTTTACCGTGAGAATGACGGTTTAATCATCCTGCACAACTGGTTCAAAGATGCGTTGATGCAGAAGGTTGGCGTAGTCAAGGCGTACTGGGAAGCGAAAGAAGATGTCAACAAGGAAACTTACAAGAACCTGACTGAGGATGAGTTAGCTCTGCTCTTGAGTGATCCGAGTATTGAGGTGACTAGCCAGAAGGTTGAGATGCTTGATGGTGGCGTGGATATGATGGGGATGCCTATTCAGATTCCTATGTACACGGTCAAGGTCAAGACGGTTAAGAAGTACGGCTGTGTGAAGATTGAGAACGTACCGCCTGAAGAATTTCTGATTAGCAAGTCTGCGCGAACCATTGAGGATAGTCCGTTCGTAGCTCACCGTCGTTTGATGACGCGCTCAGAGCTAACGGCTATGGGGTTCGATAAGGACATTGTGGAAGGTTTGCCTAGCTATGATGACCTTCAGTACACTCCTGAACGAGTAGCTAGGTTTTCTCAGGGTGAGCAGCCTGATGAGAACATCAGCCTTGACTACACGATGCAGGTCGTTGAGGTCTACGAGTGCTACATCCATATCGACGTTAATGGCGATGGTATAGCCGAGCTACGGAAGATTACCTATTCTGGCAACGAAATCCTCGATGACGAGGAATGTGACCTAGTTCCGTTCCACAGTCTGTGTCCTATCCCGATTCCGCATAAGTTCTTTGGTCAGTCATTGGCAGACCGGACTATGGACATCCAGCTAATCAAGTCTACTGTTACGAGACAGATGCTGGATAACCTGTATCTGACGAACAATGCTCGTCTAGGCGTGGTTGAGGGTCAGGTTAATCTGGATGATGCGCTGAATGCTACTCCGGGTGGATTGATCCGTATGAAGTCTGCTGGTGCGATTATGCCGGTAGAGGTTCCTGCGGTAACGGCTCAGGCTTTCCCATTGCTTGAGTACATGGACTCGGTTCAGGCTAAACGGACAGGTGTTAATGACCAGCAACAGGGTCTTGATCCTGACGTGCTGAATAATGTTTCCGCTACGGCTATTGCTGCGATGATGAAGTCTAACTCTGGCAAGCTGGAGTTGATTGCTCGTATCTTTGCTGAGACAGGCGTTAAGAGCCTGTTTAAGGGGATTCTGCACCTATTGGGCAAGTATCAGGATCAGGCAAAGATTGTCCGTATGCGTGGCAAGTTTGTGACGTTTGATCCTCGGACTTGGACTAACCAGTACGACGTAGCCATTAACGTAGGGTTGGGTTCAGGTGATCGTGAGCAGAAACTAGCTATGCTCCAGATGATTATGGCTAAACAGGAGCAGATTCTGACTCAGTTCGGCGCAAGTAATCCGCTGGTTAGCGTTGCTCAGTACCGAGATACATTGGCTCGAATGATTGAAGCGTCTGGTTTCAAGGATGCTAACGCTTTCCTTAACGAGATTTCTCCAGAGTTGAACGAGCAGTTATCTCAGCCACAGCCACCAGCACCGGATCAACAGGCTGAAGTAGCGCAAATGTTGGCTCAGGTAGAGCGTGAAAAGACCGAAGCTAAGACTCAGATTGAGGCTGCGAAGCTAGACCTAGAGCGTCAGTCGTTAGAGGCTGAGTTTACCCGTAAGGGCATGGAAATGAGCATGAAAGCCCAACAGCAAGAGGCTGATATGCGGATTCGTGAGGCTGAGTTAGCGGTTAAGCAGCTACAGGCTATTTTAGCGATGGACTTGGCTGATGAGGATACGAGAGCTAAACAGGCTGATATTGTCCTGAAGGCTATTAAAGAGCTAGGGAATCTGACAGCGTGAACGGACTTCTACACGACATGATTCAGCAGGGTATAGCCTCATATGGGGCTAGATACGCTGAGAGTCCGTCTGAGCCGTTATCGATGAAGGGTAAGGGTTACTTTGGTCTGTTGCCTAGCTCAGAAGGTGTCTCAACTGAAATCTCGGCTACTAACGATCAGGGCATGAGTTATCCGTTGCTAGTTCCTACCCTAACGCAAGAGGAAGTTAATTACCTGCTACAAGGTGGTCAACCGACTAACGAGATTTACGATAAGGCAGAGATGTTTGCTCGGTCTAGGCAAGCGAGTGGTCAGAGTCCATTTGCGTCACCGACTGAACTACGGATGCCTGTTGGCTTATTGGGGCAATAATGAGTAAGGCATATTGGGCTGAGATACTCCTGAAGGACGAGAACTTTCAGCAAATGATGGAAGAACTCCGGTCGCAAGAGATTGCCAAGTTCGCAACTAGCGATTATGGTCAGGTAGAGGTTAGAGAGTCTGCTTATCGTCAGTTGAGGGCAATAGAGTCGATTGAAACGTATCTCGAAGGGTTAGCGTCAGACAAGCTAATTGAGGAGAAGCGGTTAAAGATTTTGTAACCCGTTTCGGGCGGTTCCCGATATAATTTAGGAAAGAAAAGATGAGCGATACTCAAGGAACGACACCGGAATCCGGTAGTCCAGAGTTGAATGTAGGTGGTGCAGCCGACGCTATTTTGGGTCTTATGGGTGGGGAAGAAGGCTCCGAACAGGAACAACCTGAATCTCAAACCGAAGCCAACGATAGCGAAGCCGAATCTGAGGAATACGAAGCGCAAGCAGACGATTCTGATGAGGTAGAACAAGAAGATGAGCAGGATGAGCAAGAGGAGCCTCAGACGTTCCGGGTGAAAGCAGCCGGAGAAGAACGTGAGGTAACCCTTGATGAGCTAATCAAGTCTTATCAACTTGGCACAGACTATACAAAGAAATCGCAAGCCGTAGCTGAAGAACGTAAGGTAGTCGAGGCTGAACGACAGCGTATTGAAGAAGCCAAGTACCTACGAGACCAGTATGCGGAGAGGTTGCAGGTTATCGAGCAGATGCTCAACCAGCAGCCAGAAACAGAGAATCTGGACTATTTGAAGGAAAACGATCCTATCGGTTATGCCGTGAAGGTCGCAGAACTCTCTCAACGGGAGAAGCAGTTAGCTCAAGTTCAAGCCGAACGACAGCGAATTGCAGAGCAGCAGGAAAGGGAACGTCAGGAGCAGCTAGGGTCTGTGATACAGGCTGAGGCTCGTAAGCTGGCAGAGGTTATTCCTGAGTATGCTGACCCGAAGCGTGGTGATGCGATGAAGCGGGAGCTTAGGGAGTTTGGACT